AACCGTGTTCGGCTTCAAGTCCACCACCACCGCTATAAGAATAGCGAGTTTGTGCAAACCCACTGAGATTCAATGTTACAGGAGAGTTGCTCCCCTGAAACATTGTGCGGGCTTCAGCATCAGCGAGAACATCCCGCACCAATGCTTTCGTGTATTCTGCTCGTTGCTCTGCCATTTCGATACGGTCAGCCCTTGCACGAAGTTGCTCGGGAGTCTCAGCGAGAGCAGGAGCGGCGAAAGACATTGCTACGATTGCGGCAACGATTCCACCATAAATTGTCATCTTCTTCTTACTCATAATTATTCTCCTTAAAGTCATAAAAAGACAGAGAAGGCAAAATTACCTTCTCTAGTTTCTGAGTTCAAATTCAGTTGACTGCGTTAGTTACCAAGCCCCAGATGGACTGAAGTGCCTGACCAACCCAAACAACACCTTCCCAAGCGAATGGGACGAGGGCGAGGGTGATAAGCATCGAACGGCAAACGCCAATCTTGCCGAGGCTTCGGGTAACTACATCGTTACCACATTGGATTTCACACTTTTGATTAGCCATAACTTTTTCTCCTTGTATTAAGTCAAACCGTTGGCTAACGGTTGGTGCGGAAGCACCGTGGAGTCTACTCCGACTCCGTTTAGAATATGTCTCTTATGTAGACATATCCGTTTATTCGTAGCGTCTATTATACGGTAATAAACGCTGTTGTCAAATTAATTTTGGTTTTTCTTTATCTAACGGGACAAGCGCCGCCTTCACATTCTAGTTCATTCAATACATCGCCAACTTCAATTCCTTGAATAGGCTTTAGTTTAGAAACCATCTTCTCGTATTCTTCCTTGTTGATTTCCTCATAGGGTGCTTGGTCAAAACCGTGGTCATTGTGAAGAAGGAAACTTACAGTCTTGAGAGACTTCTCGTAGTTCTTCTCCATCCACTCCTTGATTTCATCAAGTTCTTCCAAACGATAGTAAACAGTAACAGACACTGAGTTGTCCGACCATTTAGTTTGTAGTTCCTTCACAAGTTCCAGTTGCTTCACAGCAGTCATATCTTTGGCGAGAATAGTGTCACCATTAATGTGACAGGGGAACTCAACTACGACTGTACCTCTGTCTTCGGTTCCGTCAAACTGTCGTGCATACTCAACGTGATAGTTTGCGTTTCGACAAACATCAACCAATGCATCGTCACTTGACATACGAACACGACGAATGAAGTAGTTCGCATATGCGGGGTGAACGCCTGGTGTGCTTCCAGAAAGAAGCGAAAGAGTACCAGATGGCTTTACAGTTGTAAGACGAATGCTTTCGGGATAACCCTTCTTCTCTGACCACTTCTCATCAAAGTCACGAAGTGCATCATAGCATTCATCCAACCAATCCAACTTGTCCAAAGACTGACAGATACCAGTAACCCCGACACCGATTCGCATATTCTTATGAACAACTTCTTCGGTCTTCTTGTGAATAAATGGCAAGGCGCAAATTGCTTTCTGTGTCTTGTACAGAAGTTTTGCACATTCCTTTAGTTCTGACTTTGAATCGATGTTGTTGAGGTAGATTTCTGAAAGGTTACAGCATTCGTGCGACTCAAGAAGAATCTCTGCACAGGGGTTCACGATTTCGCACTTGTCTTTTCTCTTGTCTTGTAGTCTACCATACTTCTGTGCAAGTGGAAGATTAAAGAAGCCATAAGGTTCGCCCGAACCATCATAACCCTTCCACACCGTATCGCTGATGTGGTCATATGAATCTGCATAGATTGTGTTGTTGGACATTGCTCGCCAGTTTGGAACATTTCCTAAGTCCCAACGCTTTGCACGGAGGAACAAATAATCATCTGGGTCACCAACTGCAATTTCAGCAGAGCGACGAACATTACCTGCAACAACGACAGAACCAATGATATTACAAATATCAAGAACATCAAGAGAGCGAAGTTTCTTTCCTTCACGTTCACGAATTACTTCACCAATCTTTTCAATTCCCTCAATAAGAATGGCAGGACCAGATGCTTTACCACCAAACCCACGAATGTGTTCGCCGCTGGAACGAACGAGAATAGTGGAGTAAGTGAATGATTCACCAGTGTAGAAGTATGACTTAAGGCACTTCTTCAGAAGTTTTACCCAACCCTCACGGGAATCGGGAACAATATAATCTGCATCATTGGTCTTTTCGTGAGTAACAACCACTCCCTCTTTCACGCGGGGTAGGTCGTGAACATCTTCCTTACGAATAGAGAAACCAACACCACCACCGAGCATTAAGTTTTCAAAGATGAAACAGAAGTCATCGATGTCACGAATACAAACACCCCAACAATTCAGAAGAGAGTTTGCACCAAAGCGGTCAACGGTTGTAGTGCCCAACTGCCAAAGCATTCGACCTGCAAAATTGCATTTGAGGTTGAAGATGTAATCGTAAAGTTGTTGTGCTTCTTTCTTGGTGTAGTCTGCACCAATCTTCTGTGCGCCATTAATACACCGTGCGACAGTCTCCCACCATTCTTCATTTGTCCCATCCTCCTTTAAGCGAGAGTATGTTCTTTTATATACAATCTCACCCAGACCATTATAGCCCCAGTTTGGTTTCTTTGACTTGTATGGGGAGAGGAATTCCTCTGGAAGAATGTCACTAATGTACGTCATAATCTACTTTCCTTTTTTGAATGTTATATCTATATTATTTTGTAAGTTCAGACCAAGAAACGGGGAAAGCAGGTTGAATAATTTTTCCGACTGCTTCTGCGTATTCACGAATTTCCCACTGTGCGTGTTCGTCAATTCGTTGCTTATAGAATCTTGCGTATGCGGCAAGCGAACCTGTCCAGTACCATTCGGTGTACATTCCTTGCGGAAGAACAAACCTTGCTTGTTCTGGTGCGACATTCGCGGCGATTAAATCTTCGTATGTACGCATCGCACTTTGGATACTGTTTTTGTATCCTTGGTAAAGGGGATGGGTAGCAAATCCCCCAGATGTCTCACCACCGCCGTCTCTGCATTCCAACCAACCATCACTTCCTTGCTTGGCGTTTCCTGATGGTTTAC